GAATTTGGAAAACGAGTAGACGCTGTGGAAGCAGACACCGCATTCCGAAAGTCTGGAGATATCGGCGATATCTTTCAGTCTCAACCTGAAATGGTTGAAAAATCCCTATGGGGCGGTAGTTTCCTCAAAACAGCCGATCTATTCAAATGAACAAATCACTAGGAGGTGACAATATGTCAGAAGAAATAATCAAAAACCAGCCAGGCGCAGGTGGAGATCTAGGTGGAACAACACCAGGACTTTACCAGGGTCAAGGTGCTTTCGCATCAGGTGGAATTGGTGGAGTATCAAACCCAGGAGCAGACACACTGGGCAACATTCCAACAGCAACTCTTGGAACTACAAGCGGAGCAAACGCTGTTAACCCTAGTGGTTCAGCGGCTTCTGGAATTTTGCGCCCTGAGCAGGCACGTCGTTTTATCGACTATGTTTGGGATGCAACAGTATTAGCAAAGGATGGCCGTCGTGTAACAATGAAGGCTAATTCAATGGAACTTGAGAAGGTAAACGTCGGTGAGCGTGTAATTCGTGCAGCAGCGCAAGCAGTTGGTAACTACACAAACACAGGTGCAACATTCTCTAAGGTCGAACTTACTACCAAGAAGATTCGTCTTGATTGGGAAGTAACAGCAGAATCATTGGAAGATGGTGTAGAAGGTGACGCTCTAGAAGATCACTTGGTACGCTTGATGACCAACGCATTTGCAAATGATATCGAAGATCTCGCTATCAATGGTGATGGTGCAACAGGAGCATTCTTGTCAATCATGCCAGGCTTTATCAACAAGGTAAAGACAAACAACGATGCACATGAGTCAGTAGTAACCGTAGCAGATAATGCTTGGACACCTGATGTAATGCAGGGCATCATCAATGCAATGCCACGTAAGTACCGTGCACTTAAGAACAATCTTAAGTTCTACGCAGGTACAGATGCATTCGGCGGAATCGTTAAGAATAACGGTACACTCGCTGATGCAGTTGCAGAAGCATTCTCAGGCCAGATGCCAGGATCAACCCAGGCAAACCGCCAGTCATACCTTGATGGTATCGGACAGACATTTGGTGGAGCACGTACAACTCGTGTTCTCGGAATTGAAGTTCAGGAAGTTCCTTACTACCCAGCAGGCTATATCGATTTGACATTCCCTGCAAACCGTGTATGGGGATTCCAGAGAGATATCACTGTAAACCGTGAGTACGTAGCGAAGAAGGATACAATTGAATACACTGTATTCGTTCGCTTCGGAATCAACTGGGAAGAAGAGGATGCAATTGCATTCGCTGACGCTGCAGCAGACGCATAGTCTGTAAACAGTACCTTTAATGGGGGGCGGGAGTTCACTCTCCTGTCCCCCTTAATACTTTAATGATATAATACAAACAAGGAGGATACAATGGAAAATAATAATTATAACGAGCCGTTTTCAGTAGAAAATGTAGAAGAGCAAGTCAATGTCGAAGCCCCAGTGGTAGAGGCACCAGCAGAGCCAGTAGCAGAGCCAGTTGTAGAGGCACCAGTAGTTGAGGCACCAGTTGAGGTAGCAGTCGAGGCACCAGTTGTCCAAGCACCACCAGCAGAAGAGCCAGTTCAATCACTAGGATTTACAGAAACAGGTGCTATTGGATCAATGGCAGCAGATGGTCCAAAGAAAGATATTAAGCCAGCAAAAGATCTTGGAGACAAGGTCGCTATCTATTCAACAAGTAATGTGCGTTGGGAAGAGGCAAATGGAGCAGTCTATAAGGGTGTTAATATTGTAACAAAAGACCAAGCAGACAAGTGGTTGACACGCTCACATGTTCGCTTAGCAACAACCGAAGAAGTACAAAAGGTTGTAAGGTAATTTAGCATGGAGATATTGAGAGTTCCGCCATATGCAGACATATCTGTTAATTTTGTAGTTCCTGCGGGAATAACATCATCAACTATAACTGCCAACATAACAGATATGGCGGACCTTTCAGTATCAACACTAACCTTTTTAAATAAGGTAGCAGGAAATATTCTTAACATATCTTTGCCAGGAAATTACGATTCATCATATAGAGTTGAGATTATTAAAAATCTTGGGGCAGTTGGAGAAGCAACGCTTCAAGATGAAACCTATGAAATTGTAAGACCATATGTTGATCCATCAATAAAGGGATCAACAGCATCAGACATCGCAGCATATGCTGCAAACGAAGAAATTGCAAGAGCAATTATAGATTCTATTGTTATCGAAGGATTTTATTACAAGAAAAAGGTTTTACATTTTACGGGAACTGGAGCAGACTATCTGCCAATCTGGGATGACGTAAAGAAAATTTTAGCGGTATACGAAAACAACAAGTTAGTAGAAGATAGACAATATGAAGTATCATCAGACAAGACAGCAATTATTGAAAAGTCGTCTGACAACATTAATCGTGCAGAATCTTCTCCACTAGTTTTACCAGCAGCAGCATCAGATTCCTTGGACCCACAGTTTATCTATAGAGGGTTTGGAAAGACATGGGACTACCTAGTAACCGTTGAGTATGGGTACACATCAGTTCCATCAGACATTGTTAGAGCAACAGAGATGCTAGTCCATGACTTAGAGTGTGGAAAGTTAGACTATTACAAGAGATTTATTTCTTCTTACAACACAGATCAATATAGAATTCAGTTTGATAAGGGTCTTTTCGAAGGAACAGGAAATATAATTGTAGACAAGATACTTTCAAAGTATACTAAGTCTATTACAAAACTTGGGGTGTTGTAATGACAGTTTGCGAAACTCCAGATTTCATGTTTCCAATGCAAGCCTCTCTTTATCACCCAATCATTGAGCAGGGTGACTTTGGTGCAATTAAGAAGCAATGGGTTTTAGATAGAACCTTTGCCTGTAGTTTTTCATCAGGTGGCTCAGCATTTAAAGAAGACGTAAAGCCAAATGTAAACATTACTCAAAACTCTCTTTTGGTTGGAAGAACAAAGTCAGACATAAGAATATCTTCAAGAGATAATAAGAATGCACTAACAAACATCTTAGTAACAGACATAAAGGATCAAGAAGGAAATCTCATCTATATGGAAACCTCTGGTGTTCGATCTGGAAAGCCAACCCTCTTTGAGATAGCAACTTGCGAACCATTTGTAGGACCATTCGGAGTTGTAGAGTCATTCAAGTTAGTTATTAGAAGATCAGAAAATCAATCAGGTGACCTATGAAACCAGTATACAATTCTAAGAAGTTTAAAAAAGAAATGAACAACATTATGAGGTATTCTTTTGGTTTCTTGGACGGTGTTCAAAAAGGAAAGACCCCATTCTTAAAGTCTTTAGGAGTACAGACAGTAGAAATAATGAAGCAGTTCGTAGACTCAAATGCTAGAGTAAATCCAGAAATGTTACACCACATCTATGAATGGAATAGAACAGGAAGCCCTGCTGCAAGACTATACGACATATCTTTCACAACGAGCAACATTGGACTATCATTTAAATCGTCTTTTCGTCAATCAGAATCAATTCAAGATGGGTCAAAGACACCTTTTTATGACAAAGCAAGAATTATTGAAAGCGGAGTGTCTGTATTAATCAAGCCAAGAAACTCAGATGTTCTGGCTTTTGAAGAAGACGGAGAAATGGTCTTTACGAAAAAACCAATTAAGGTTACTAATCCTGGAGGAGTTGAAGCACAGGGTGGATTTGAAAAAACTATGGATCTATTTTTTAATAAATATTTTTCACAATCATTTTTGAGAACTAGTGGAGTTGCACAATATCTTGAAAACCCAGTAGTGTATAAGAAAAATTTAAGAGCAGGCAAAACAAGAGGAAGAAGCAAAGGCCTTTCTGTTGGATACACTTGGGTTGCTAATGCAGGGGTAGGTGCATAATGACTGCAGCAATCCATCATCCACCAACAATTATTAATGCTTACTTGGCAGATAAGATCGGTACAAGTTTTGGGTCCTCTGGAGTAACATATTTTTTCCCTACACTTCCTACTCAGATAGATGATCTTATAAACACATTTCCTCAAAGCAACGGTGTTTTTGGAGTATACGACAGAATGTTCAAGATGAGAAGAGAGGCTTTCCCATATATTAAGTGTGAGCAACTATTGTATTATTTTTATTCTGTGGGTGATGATGCACAAAAGAATATGATTATTACTCAGCAACAGATAAGCAATCTGCTTGATAATGGGGATGACTCAGCAAAAGACCTAAACGAATGGGCAGCAGCAAATGAAGGTGACTGGGACGCAAATTCTCTACCACTGTTCTTTCACAACTTCAAGATCTACCAACTAGAAGAAACCAGAGACATTGTTGACTTTGATACAGCCCGTACTTATGCGGGGAACAAGATAATCATAGACTACGACTGGCACCCAGTAAACGTATATCAAGGTGGTACATGCTA